AGATGGACGAGCTGGGACTTCTTCTCAAATCTGAAATAGTCGATATTGTCAACACGAGGCAGGATTACAAGGTAGGGCGCGAACAACGCGACAAATCGGAGGTGCATACATCGCTAAAAATGCGCTTCACCTGGATAGATGCGGAGAGCGGGCAGCAGGAGATGTGCGAGTGGGCAGCGAACGGGCAGAACGATTGGGATAAAGGAGCAGGTTCGGCCATGACCTATGGGGAACGATATTTCCTGATGAAATTTTTCCATATTCCGACCGACGAGGATGATGTAGACGCTCTTCGGGAAAAGAATGGCAGTATGCCGGCCGGGGAGACACACCCGTCCAAAAAGACATTCAATCCGCAGGTGCTTGAAGACCCTGTTAGTGTCAATATCGTCTGCAAGTGGCTGGATAAAAAGGAGGCAGAAAGCAGGGACGCGGGGAATACATTCAGTATCGCCCGGCTGCTGGAAACACAGTATGCCGGGATTACTTCCGGCGAGATTAACCGCGTCGGAGAATTGTACAGGGAATATAAACAGAAACAAACAGCATAACAGCATGGGTTCACTTTATCAGATTACTGCCACGCAACAGTGGCTGAACGATGCGATAGAGGCATCGGAAGGCGTCCTCACTCCGGAGCTGGGGGAGGCGCTGTCCATCAACGAGGAGAATCTGCGGCAGAAGGCGGAGGATTATTCAGCGTCGATACTCGACGCAAAAGCACGACTGAAAGCTATCCATGACGAAAAGGCGCGACTCGATAAATTGCAGAAAAGCGAACAGCGGAAAATCGATATTCTGTCCGGGCGGCTATCCGATGCGCTGCGGCTGTTTGGCATAGACCGGCTGGACGCTGGCAAGTATCGGCTCTCTTTCCGCAAATCGACGCAGGTCGTCATCGAGGACGAAGGAAGCATTCCGGAGCGATTTCAGACGGTTACGATAGGCTACGACAAGCAGATGCTTAAAACGGCCATAACGGCCGGGGAGGAGGTTCCCGGGGCGGTCTTACAGGAAAACAGCAACATTCAAATACGGTAATATTATGGCAAAAAATGAAATCACGGGCAAGCTCGTGTACATCGGGCAGACAGAGGAGCTGCCGTCGCGTAGCGGAGGCAATGTGTTCCGCAAGCGGGAATTTCTTCTGGATGCTACAACCTATGACCTGTACACCGGAGAGCGCAGTCAGTATGAAAACATTCTTGCGCTGGAAATGACGGGCGACCGATGCGCCGACCTTGACAAATTCAGTGTAGGGACTGCAGTGACAGTATCCTTTGCGCTGCAGGGCCGTGAATGGACGAACCGTGACGGGGAGGTGCGCCGCATGACGTCCGTTCGCTGTTACGGCATAGAGGCACGGCAGAATCGGATGCAAGGAGCCAATGCGGGTACTTACGACAGGCCGGGTGGTTCGGCACTACAGGCACCCGTACAACCCGACTATACGCCGCGCGGGAATTACGAGGATGAACCGGACGGACTGCCCTTTTGAGTATGCTCTACAATCTCGCTACAGAACTCGACCGCGAGCGTTTCAAGTGCCGGTGCAATGCCCTCTATAAACGGGGCGGCATTGTGGAGCTTGCCGAGCGAAAGCCCCAGCGCACGCTCCGTCAAAACCGCTATCTGCATCTGATTTTGGGGTGGTTTGCCATCGAGTACGGCGAGACGGTGGAATACGTGAAACAGGAGTATTTCAAAAAGCTCTGCAACAGCGAGATATTTTGCCGCATAAAAAGCGACCCGTTCCTGGGCGATGTCGAGACAGTCCGCAGTACGCGTGACTGCGATACGGGAGAGTTGACGACCGCCATCGAACGGTTCCGAGATTGGGCGAGCCGGGAGTGCGGCATCTATCTTCCGGCCCCGGACGAGCAGGAGTTTTTGCAGGACATAGAAGTACGCATCGAGCAATATGGAAAATATTTGTAAACAGACCTATCTGATTGGTATAGACACCGGCACACATACGGGAATAGCCGTATGGGAGCTGCATTCGCAAAAGCTGCTGCTCGTGGACACGATGAGCATTACGAAGGCGATGGAAGCGGTTATGGCTTACCGACATTGGGGCAGTGTCTTTCTCTACATCGAAGACGCCCGGCTTCGCAAATGGTTCGGGAATACCGGTCGGGAACGGCTGAAAGGGGCTGGGAGCGTCTGCCGGGACGCCTCGATATGGGAGGATTGGTGCGGGGAGCAGGATATTCCGTATGAATTGGTTGCTCCGCGCAACAACCGGACGAAACTGTCGGCCTTGCAGTTCCGGAACCTGACGGGCTGGACGGCCCGCACGACGGAGCACGGTCGGGATGCTGCCATGCTGGTGTACGGATTGAAATAAATGTTAAGCGGGCAGGCGATGATGCAGTAGACGACACCTTAGCGGGAGCCCCGGAGCATCCCCTCGTTCATGGAGGAACGGGCTGTTGCATGCCGGCACTACCCATAGCTGTTACGACACGGCTTCACGATGCCTGCAAAAAACATGAATCATGGCAAGGACGCGGACGATAAAACCGGATTTCTGGACAGACGAGAAAGTGGGAAAACTGTCCATGCAGGCACGCCTGCTGTTCATCGGGACATGGACGCATGCCGATGACAACGGTGTGGTGCGCGGCAATCCGGCGTATCTAAGAGCGCAAATCTTCCCTTACGATGACAATCTGCGAAGCGGCGAACTGAATCGGTGGCTCGATGCCCTTGTCGAATGCCGGATGTTGATTCCGATAATGTGGCAAGGCGAACGCTATTACGTTATCCGTACTTTCCGCAAGCACCAGCGGACAGACCGTCGTGTTGTTAACGAGTTGATACCGAGCGATGAATTGGCGCAACTCATGGCACCCGACGGGGACCCGACGTGTACACAGCGGGTACACGACGTGTACACAACGGGCGCCCAACGTGTACCCGACGGGTGCCCGAAACAAAAAGAAGAAAAAGAAGAAAAAGAAAGAATCAAAGAAAAAGAAGTAAAAGAAGAAAATTCTTCATCACCACCTTCTGCGCGTGCGCGCGAGGATATTCCGGATTTTTCGACCTCCGACTTACCGAAGAAAGCGAAAGAAGAAAAAAGTTGCGCCAAAAAAGAAGAAATGCCGCTTTACGCTCCGCGCAGCGACAGCGAATGCGTGGCCGTATCGGACATGGGGGCATGGCTGGCCGGAGAGACCGTATGGCTGGAGGCTATCTGCATGAACCGCGGACTGTCGATGTCCAAACTGCGCGAGTATCTCGATGCGTTCATCGAGGAGCTGAAGATGCAGGGCGTGGTCTACAAACCTGCCCACGACGTCAAGAGGCATTTTAACAATTGGTTACGGAAAATATTACAACATCATGACGAAAACAGCCGAAGGACTGCGGCCCTTAGTGGAGAGAGCATTAACGAGCGCCTGGGCCTCGAATGCAGGGAACGTGTCGCGGAACGCCTACGCCGCGCAAATGGCGGTCTGGGACCGGGATGCGATGAGATTCCTTTCTAAATTCAACCCGGACGTACAGGACTATTGCGCCCGCAACCCGGAGCGATGCTTCATTGCCGATACCCCGACACTGCATGACGTGCTCCGGGCCTACGGCGAAGATGCGGCGGCGAGCTGGCTGGATATTCAGCTGACCGACCTTGTGCAGTTCTCCGGTGTGCGCAAAGAACACGCCGCTACGGTCATCGGGCCTCTGGCACAGGTCATCTCGGGCAATTACGGATTTCTTAAAGTGTCAGAGCTTATGTTGTTTTTCCAGCACTTCAAGTGCGGCAAATACGGCAGGTTCTACGGACAGTTCGACCCTATGGTAGTCACGGAGGCGTTACACGATTTTCTGGAATACCGCACAGAACAACTGTCGGCCATAGAGCGGCGCCGAGCACAGGAACGGGAAGCACAGCGCCGGGAGCAGCGCCGCCGACAGGAGGCCGCCGGAGAACTGATGAGCCGGGAAGAATGGGAGGAAATCAAATGGTTGTTCAACATAGGGTATGAAGCGCGACCGTGAAGCCCTCAAGTCCGCCATTCTTTCCCGCGTCCGGGAAGTATGGGAACGCAAAGTACTGGACCGTATAGAACCTACGGATGCCTTGATAATCAGGGACAATATTTACCTAAAGATAAGCGGGAAAGCCCACGACTTCAGTCGTGGGAGTATGTCAACGATAGAGAAGAGCGAACTATGAAAAATGAATCTAAGGATAAATACAATCTTCCGCGCGGGTTGTGGTGGCGCGATACAACGGGACGTATAGCACTTTGTAGATGTCCGAAATGCGGCCGCGAGAATTATTGCATGAACGTTTTGTCCGGAATATGCACTTGGTGCGGATTCGATGCTAACTCGTACTACAATAATGACAACAATAATAACAACAATGAAATCAGAAAAAAAGATACTCGATGCATGCTGCGGGTCTCGGATGATGTGGTTTGATAAGGAGTGTTCTGATGCGGTGTTTATGGATATCCGTCGGGATGAATATATCGCTTGCGACGGACGTCATATTACAGTAAATCCGGACATCGTAGGAGATTTTCGCGACATGCCTTTCGATGATGAATCGTTCCGGTTGGTCGTACTTGACCCGCCACACCTTCAGAATTTAGGTAACACTTCATGGCTTGCTCAGAAATACGGTCGCCTCCTACCCACGTGGGAGGATGACATTCGAGCGGCTTTCGATGAATGTATGCGGGTGTTAATGTTGGATGGGATTCTCATATTCAAATGGAACGAAGAGCAGATTAAAGTACAGCAAATTCTGGATATTATCCCTTACAAACCTTTATTCGGACATACTACATCCAAACACGGCAAAACGATATGGATGTGTTTTATGAAAAAATGAGGATATTTCGGATAGCGAGTGTCTCAGAGAGGGCGTGCAGTACATCGAAGAACTCGGAGTGTATTATTGCGAAAGACCGGATAGAGAAGAAGGTTTTTATTTTGATTTTGACAGTCCCCGCGCCGCCTTTGCCTCCCTCATCGACAAGGTTTCCGGCAAAGGGACGTGGAAGAATAATCCTTGGGTAATAGTTTATGAGTTTGAGTTAAATAAAATAGATTATGGAACGTGAAATCAAATTCAGAGGCAAGCGCCTCAACAACGGAGAATGGGTGGTTGGCGATTTAATTCACAAAAATAACGGAGATGTTGCCATACGGACATATCTCAATGTATGGGTGGAGAATTCCGATGTAAAAAGTACCTCTATTTAATGTTCTTTTACTTCTATTAAATTATCCCGGTTAAGTTGTAGCTTAACTGGGTATTTTTTAGTGGTTTTAGAATTAGTTTATAAACAGTTTAATTATAATTTGTTATGATTTACGGATATATTCGCGTTTCCACCGACAAGCAGACGGTGGAAAACCAACGTTTTGAGATAGAGCGTTTCTGCAAAAAAGAAGGATTGACGATAGATGGCTGGATAGAAGAAACTATCTCTGGTACAAAGAACTATTCTAAACGGGCACTCGGCAAGCTTCTAAACCGAATTGTCAAAGATGATTTGATAATCTGTACAGAGTTATCTCGTCTTGGACGCAACCTCTTTATGATTATGGAAATACTCAATATCTGTATGACAAAAGAGAGTCGCGTTTGGACGATTAAAGATAATTACCGTCTTGGCGATGACATTCAAAGCAAAGTACTTGCTTTTGCTTTCGGACTATCCGCAGAAATAGAACGTAACTTGATTTCTCAGCGGACAAAAGAAGCCCTTGCTCGGTTAAAAAAGGAAGGACATCAAGTCGGTAGAGGTCAAGGTCAACGCAATAAGCAGTTGAACGCAAAATGTGTGGCAAAGCACAAATACATAGAGGGTCAAATGGCAAAAGGGATAAGCGTTCCGCAGATAGCTAAGAATTTGAAAATTGCAAGGGGTACACTATATCGATATTTGGCATATACCGGATTGAGAACTCCAACAAAATCAAGGAATGGCAGATGGGAGCGTGGTATCTATTAACCGACGTTGTGGCGGCTGTTTTCGACGAAATGACCGGACTCGGTTTTAACCCTAAAAAATGACGCCCATGAAACTGCTCTATATCGACTTATTCTGCGGGGCGGGCGGAACCTCTACTGGCGTTGAGAACGCTCGGTACGAAGGCCGGCAATGTGCAAAGGTCATCGGATGCGTAAACCATGACGCCAACGCCATAGCCTCACACGCCGCCAACCACCCCGACGCTATGCACTTCACGGAGGATATTCGGACGCTGGAACTCTCCCCGTTGATAGCCCATATTGCCAAAATGCGGAAACTCTATCCCGACGCATTCGTTGTATTATGGGCGAGCCTCGAATGTACGAATTTCAGCAAGGCCAAAGGTGGGCAGCCCCGTGATGCCGACAGCCGGACGCTGGCCGAACACCTGTTCCGCTATATCGAGGATATTTCGGATAGCGAGTGTCTCAGAGAGGGCGTGCAGTACATCGAAGAACTCGGAGTGTATTATTGCGAAAGACCGGATAGAGAAGAAGGTTTTTATTTTGATTTTGACAGTCCCCGCGCCGCCTTTGCCTCCCTCATCGACAAGGTTTCCGGCAAAGGGACGTGGAAGAATAATCCTTGGGTAATAGTTTATGAGTTTGAGTTAAATAAAATAGATTATGGAACGTGAAATCAAATTCAGAGGCAAGCGCCTCAACAACGGAGAATGGGTGGTTGGCGATTTAATTCACAAAAATAACGGAGATGTTGCCATACGGACATATCTCAATGTATGGGTGGAGAATTCCGATGTAAAAAGTACCTCTATTTAATGTTCTTTTACTTCTATTAAATTATCCCGGTTAAGTTGTAGCTTAACTGGGTATTTTTTAGTGGTTTTAGAATTAGTTTATAAACAGTTTAATTATAATTTGTTATGATTTACGGATATATTCGCGTTTCCACCGACAAGCAGACGGTGGAAAACCAACGTTTTGAGATAGAGCGTTTCTGCAAAAAAGAAGGATTGACGATAGATGGCTGGATAGAAGAAACTATCTCTGGTACAAAGAACTATTCTAAACGGGCACTCGGCAAGCTTCTAAACCGAATTGTCAAAGATGATTTGATAATCTGTACAGAGTTATCTCGTCTTGGACGCAACCTCTTTATGATTATGGAAATCCTTAACATCTGCATGACAAAGGAGTGCAAGGTATGGACGATTAAGGATAACTATAGGCTTGGAGAGGATATTCAGAGCAAGGTTTTAGCTTTTGCATTTGGTCTGTCCGCAGAGATCGAAAGGAATCTTATCAGCCAGAGAACAAAGGAAGCTTTAGCCCGCAAGAAGGCGGAAGGCGTTGTCTTAGGGCGACCTAAAGGACGGAGAAGCAGTCCTGACAAGTATAAATTGCACGGGAAACAAGTGCTTATTACAGAACTGCTGAAGACAGGAGTGTCAAAACGCAAAATAGCCAAGATTTGCAAGGTTGACAGAAATACACTTGCAAGGTTCATTTTAATGGAAAAAATTGAAGTATGATTTTGAGGCTATCAATCCCGACTACATTCAGATTGAGAACGTCGAGGAGTTTATGAGCTGGGGCGACCTCGACGAAAACGGCAAACCGATAAGCAAGGACGCAGGGCGATTGTACCAACAATGGGTGGCGAACGTCTGCGGGTATGGTTACCGGTTTGTTCATCGCATACTCAACTCTGCCGACTATGGGGCGTACACCTCCCGTCGCCGGTTCTTCCAGAAGCCGCAGAAACAGCCAAAAATGGATATGTTCACGGCTATATGCAAAAGCGACCTAAAAATAGAGGTCGTTTTGCGCTTATTTTTTGCACATTAAGATTTTATCGCTATTTTTATTACCCCGAAAGCCATGCCGATGTAGCTCAGTTGGCCAGAGCAGCTGATTTGTAATCAGCTGGTCGGGGGTTCGAATCCCTCCATCGGCTCGAAGGAGGGGCCGTTTTTTGAAGACTAATTCTGGCAAGAAAGGGGAAGGTATGCCCGTTGTTCGTAACCCTCAATTCTATTTTAGGGATGAAAATGCCTATTTTTGAAAATTAATCGGGAAAACAACAGTTCAATAAAATATACAGAGCATGAAATTCGTCATATCAAGTTCCGCATTGCTGTCGTTCCTTTCGACGGCATCGAAGGTTATCAGCAGCAAGAATACGCTTCCCATACTCGATTATTTTCTGTTCGAGGTAAAGGACGGCAGCCTGAAAGTGACCGCGTCCGACCTCGAAACGACCATTACCTCCACGATAATCCCCGAGAGCGTCGAATCGGAGGGCGTGATAGCCGCACCGGTGAAACTCCTCATCGACTCGCTCAAGGAGTTCTCCGAACAGCCGCTGACCTTCGAGGCCGACGAGGAGAAGTGGGAGATAAAGATTAGCTGGAAGACCGGCTCCATTGCGTTGCCGGGTACCTCCGGCATGAGCTATCCGGCAGCCCAGCCTCTCGCCGACGATGCGCAGGAGCTCACTTTCGATGTGGACGTGCTTCTGGGCGGTATCAACAGGACCATCTTCGCCACGGCCGAACTTCGGCCCGTGATGAACGGCATCTTCATCGACCTCACTCCGTCGCAATACATCTTCGTCGCCACCGATGCGCACAAACTGGTGAAATATACGGTCGATACCGAGGGCGGCCCGAAGGCTTCGTTCATCCTGCCCAAGAAACCGGCCAACCTGTTGCGTACCATTCTGCTCAAGGAGGACGACGCGGTAAAGGTGGCGTTCGATTCCAAAAACGTGAAGTTCACGCTGAAAAACAGTACCCTTATGTGCCGCCTCATCGAGGGCAATTACCCGAATTACAACGACGTGATACCGGCCAACAATCCGAACAGGCTCATCGTGGACAGGGTGGAGTTGCTGAATGCCATCAAACGCGTGGCGGTCTGCTCCAACCAGGCGACCAACCTGATAAAGTTCGATATCGGGGATAACCGGATAAACCTCACGGCCCAGGACCTCGATTTCTCCTATTCAGCCAACGAGAGTCTGTCGTGCAGCTACGAGGGGACGCCCGTGACGATAGGGTTCAAATCGACTTTTCTGGTGGAGATACTTTCTAACCTCGAGACTCCCAGCGTTGTTATCGAGCTGGCCGATTCGACCCGTTCGGGTGTTTTCAAGCCTATTTACGACGATGTGCAGGCGAGCGATACGCTGATGATACTCATGCCCCTGCTCATTAACGCATAGGGTGCGCGGCGATGGAACTGAAACTGAAGAGACCGATAGTTTTACCATTGCCATATACTATAGTGCGTGCCAATTCCGATGTAAAAAGTACCTCTATTTAATGTTGGCAAATAACCGTATCCAATTTGTACGCCTACTCCCCAGCGTTTAGATTTGCTGGATACGGGAAGGGTCTGCGTTATAGTCTGCTGTTTTTGGTAAACTTGCATTTCTACTAAACTTGGCCGGTATCCCTCGACAACGGCCCGATAATCGGACGTAGTGTATGTTTTCCGTTCTATTGGCATGGCGACCGGAATGCGGACAGTATCGGTAGGTGATGGTAGGTAGCATGTATCGATACGCACGACCGTGACAGGATTCGGCATGGGAATTTTCCGAATGAGAGTATCGACTACGGTAACGGTGTCGCGCTGCACTTCGCTCGATGTTATATCACACCGTTTCGAAGCACGTCCCGCAAAGAATGCTCCGATGAACAACAGTACGGCGGTTATGTATCCCCATACTTTCATATATTACTTCTAAGAAAGGCAAGGCAAAAACCTATGAGTACGCCGACGAGCGTGGCATTTATATCCGCCCATTCGAAGGTGCCGCGCTTCAGCAGCCTGTCCCACAAGAACTCCTTACCGAACGCAGCTACAATACCGGCAACAGCTCCGAGCCACGGAAGCCACATACCGATAGTAACTGCAATAATATATCCGCACAATACATGCAGTAGTTTGTCTGTTTCCATCATGTATATTTTATAAAAATTTCTATCTTTGTAAATGCCATCTGGCAAAGAGACATTGCTATGTCTCATTAAGAGGCGGAGTCCGACACCGCCTCTTTTTTATTACCTAAAGACTACACGCACTCCATCCGCAATCCGGACATATTGCGCATCCGGATTGATGAATAAGCCACGCGCCGCACTCCGGGCAACGGTCGGTTATAAATGCAATACCTGCTGCCGGTTCCCTGTCGCTTTCCATGAAACATGTATCCATGCGTAATTGCTTTCGTCTATCAATTGGTCGAACTGAATCCCTGCTGCTTGAATCATGCTGAACAACCTACGATTCTTGTCTGGTGAACCTACCGTAATGTCTGCTGCTTCTCCCTGCATATGTTGAGAATTGACCGTCCCGCCTACTGCTTTGTTCAGCATCGGCGTGCGAAAACCGCTATTCACAATTACAGGACCGCCCCATAATGCGCGTATGGGGTCGAGACAATTCGTGATAAGAGCTATCAAATTCACTTTCGCACTGGGAGGAGGAGTATTGTCTATACCCTGTTTGATAGCTGTCCGGGAATGACATAATTCTTGAATTGTAAAATACTTACCCATTGCGTGACATATTTTGTATAAAGGAATGAGAGCTACCAGCCATACAAGAAGTTGGTAGCTTCCATCATTCCTCTGCTTTTTTGTTTATAGTATAATACAATGCGTCGTATTCTGATTTTTTTACTAATACGGGGCATTCTGTCACGTTGGTGATATGCGAACACTTGTGCGCTGCTACGATTACGCCGTTTAGGCGTGAAATACGCCCGTCTTTATGTAAAACGGATTTTTGGAGAGTCTCTATTTGGGTTTGACAGAACTCTATTTGCTCACGCATAACGTTGAGCGCTGCCTCCAGTGCTTTGACTTCCTTTTCAAAGGCCTCCGCATCCTTGAATCGTTTCGTTTGCCGCCGATATAACACCAGCGTGTACATTGACGTGCCTCCAAATATGCACGTGACAGCCGAGAGTATCCAGTTCAGGATATCCATTATAGCCTGTGTCTTACAGTTTTCTTTGTCCTACGCGTACTATATGGCGTGGAGCTTCAGTGTACGGGCGGCATTCCAGCAGTCCCAACGAGCGGCAGTGTGCCGTTACTTCCTCGAAATATGCTTCACCGATACGGCGGGCATCGTTAGAAGCGCGCACTATCGCGTTGTCTTCGGTTCTCGACGAAAACTCACCGTCTTTGTAGCGGACACCGAAGGCCGTGATATTGATAGGATTGTTCACAATGAACCGGCTGTATGCTATATAAGCCGTAGCCGCGACTATACCGTTACTATATTTCTCACCACAGCATCCCGCATAGTAGCCGCCGTTCATCAGTGCATCGTGGTCGTCCGCCGTTATGGTTGTCTCCGTTCCGTCTGGCCGCGTGTAGGTGAATGCGTCGCCGGTTTTGAAGTCCGTCTCATCGAGCCACCGGTACAGCGGCGCGCCGAGAACGTCCATCAGGCGTAGCCGTTCAGCCTCCGCAAGGTATGGCTCGAGACGTTCCTTGGCGTTAATGTTAGCCGCAATGGGCCGGACACGGTTAATATCCTGTATTGTCAGTAGCATTAGGCACGAGTTTTAATGCGTCTTCTTCTGTGAAACCGAAGAGCATCGTTAGTGAGCTGCGCTTCTGTTGTATAGTAAGCGTGGCATTGGTAATGACTTCCACTACATGCGCTGTAGCCGCCTCGCCGTGTGTCTCTATATATGAGCCGCCGGTATTGTACGCAAGCGGCACGATATCAAAATGCATCGGGATTTCATTCCACCAGAAGCTGAACAGGTATTCGAGCGTCTCGGTGATTATCGAGCGGTCGCGGTAAGTGACGGAGTTATAATATTTGTAAGCGTTTACGAACAGGTCGGCTCCAAGGTTGCCAGCTACGTCCTTTGCTCGCAGAATCGGCGGTTGTTTGAATGCCTCGCCGATATTGTCGGGGATGACCTGCTGCGTGGTCTTAAACTTGCTATCATAGTTATCGCCGGACAGCGATACAAACTGCGGTATTTCATCTTTGTTCTTCGCTGTGGTGTACCACAATTGCATGGCATTCTCATCGCCCTGGAATTGCATCAGCTCCTGCTGCTTGCGTGCTAACTGCTCCTCGTTCTGGTCGCTTTCCATGATGTCAACGAGCAGGCCGGCCAGCATGAAGTTGCTGCACACGTTGCGTCCCGCGATGTTGGCAAGACCTTCCTCGGTACGCATATCGGTCAGTTCTGCTACGTACTTGGGTATTGGATATGCCAAATCGCCTACGGACGAGCCGCATAGATAGAACACCTGTCCGCGGTAACTCTCCCAGCCGCCGGCTTCGTCCACTTCGGACTGCACTGTTTCGGGACACGGGTCAAAAAGGTGATAACGAATTATCTCGTCAGGATACCAACGCATGCGAAAACGGGTACTACGCCGTCCCCAGTCTGCATGTACCGCAATATGAGTAATCTCGTCGCCGTTATCGGAAGTTCCCAGACGACAGAATTCGAACGGTACCACGTGCATATCTTTGATGTGAAAATCCTGCGTATAGTTCACATGAATTGCGAAGCCACAGTATTTGGTGTAGTCCTCTACGATTTTGCGGAGAAAGCGCGTACCTGTTTCCGTAGCGTTTACCATCATGTCCGCAACGGCACTGTCCCCGAATCCCTCGCCGTTCACGAAATCGGAGTAGATGTCGAGGCATGCATATCCCGTTTTAGAAGCTGTGACGAGTTCGTTCACTACCTGCGGAAAATCGTTATCCTCGCCGTAGGTAAGGATATGCCATTGCCGCCAGTCATATGACTTAAACTGCTGCCGCGTCTTTATCTGCGAGGCTATCATCTTCTACAATTTTTTTTGCCCGCGGTTTGCGTGGTTTCTTAGGTTTGTCGGCAGATGTTCCGGATTCCTCCGACGATATGCCACCATTATTGCGGTAAGATGCTATGCGAACGTCTACATCCTCTGGTAGTTTGCTAAAGAACTTGCGAACGGCGGGATTATTGGACAAATGGCGTAATGCCATCTCCTCGCCTTTCGCCCGAAGTGTTGCAGGTGTTAGTACCCAATCAATTTCCATGTTTACAGGGTCTGTTTTGTAGGTTCCTGGGTAAACTTCGTATTCTGTAGTTTTTGGTTCTATTCCTTGTAACTTCATGAGTTTTATATGAGATTCGATATACGTGTGTATGCATGTAGCAAGGTTACGGCCAAGAAAAACTTTTGCGAGATAACGAATTTCTTCCATCGCCGCGCGGTTGCTTTCCAATGTCTGTATATAATGATTTCTGTATTGTTGAGACAGATTATTATATGCTGCTTGGTAGGCTTTCAGTTTTTCTATGTCTGATTTTTCCATAACGATATATTTGACGCATTGAGGCGGGGTTGATACCCCGCCTGTGCGTGCATCAGGAAGAGAGGGGGGAGAGCAGTGACGTAATAGCTGCGTCTGTCGTCGCCTCGTCCGTCTTGAAAAATGATTTAGGCAGGCTGTCTTCGCGTCCATCTTCCCCTGTGGACAAAGTTACGTCATAGGCTATGCCGTCCGTAATTTCTGTCGAAACTGTCAGCGCCGAAACGCTGAGACCTGAATTCCAACCGTACACTTCATATTTAGTGTCTCCGGATGCGCCTCTGTCTTTGTTCTCCACAATAGCCACTACTAAGGCATTTGTAAGACCGTTGATGAATTTCTTTGCTGCCTCCGATTTCTGGAATATACGCACTTGTACACTGTGCGTATGACTATTTACGTAAGTCCCAGCGTTGATTTCATCAGTGCCGATGGTTGCGTCCGGTAAAGAATCCACCTCATATGCTTTTGCGCCTGTTTTGAGAATCAGGTCGGAAATAACATTATTCCTCACTTCCGAAGTTGCCTTGTTGATATCAGAATGGCTTATCAGTATGACACGTGCCGCGGTACCGGGAGTAGCCTGAGATAAGCAGTCTTCACTCGTGAAGCCTACAGATATTTTGCTGCAATCTACTGCCATAACTTATCCTCCTAAATGGCTATGGTGAACATTTCGGGATTGGTAAGTTTTGCATCCAGACGTCCCATAAGACGAGTAAATACTACCTTGTCCTTGCGGTCGTACCACATTTCAATCTGGTCAAAACTGTCGAGGGCGTCCACGCCTACGCCGAGCACGGGCCGAGCAGTGTATATGGCGCGGTTCGGATTGTCGTATTTCGTCCCGTTGTCGAAGTATGATTTAATCATCTTGTCCCATATAGGCATGGCAATTACGGGAATGCCGTCATAGGAGAGTGCGGAGCGTCCGTCAAGCAGCATGACGCGCGCGCTTTCGAGATATTGCGAGGATGCGAGATACTGCGTATAAGCGTCGTAGATGCTCTGCGTCACAAGTATGAACTGATTTTCCATGCCTCGCAGTTCTATCGGAGCGCCGTAAACCAGCCCCGCGAAATAGTCCACGATATTCTCCGGCGATACCTTCTGTGCTGTATACGATGCGCCTGTATTTTCCGTAATAGTTACGCGCTGTTCCGCATTCTCGCCCGCTTGTGTGATAGCTTGTTTCCAGAATCCATCGAGCAGGGTGAAGTATTTCGTATCCAGCTCCGCGGTGACCGTGCCGGTAGGCGCGCTCTGTGCCGACGTATCGCCGAACCAAACGGTCCGATAGAAGAAGTCGCGTACACTCTTCCGTAGAACTGTGAGCACGATGTTTGCGTAATCGGTGTCAGTAAAATCGGGAATGCGTACGCCGGTATGCAGAGAGTATATCGTGGCTGCGTTCTGCAAATCAGTATAGCACTGCTTGAGGAATATTTCCCATGTCTTTGGATTCCACTCCAATTTTCGAGTATTGATGCTCCATTTCTGATTAGAAGAATTGCATCCGGTGTCCGGAACGCCCACCAGGCCGCCTTCACCGATGAACCCAACCTCAGTATTGGTAACGATACCCGGGAATATCGTATGAATGGACGTGAAATCGGGGGCACGCAACGTGTCCTCGAACAGCATTTCGCTAAGCGAATCGACCAATTTACCTTCGAAGGTAAATTTAGTCATGTCAATAAAACCTCCTGCTGCCATTTTTATAGGGTGTAATGTTAGTGAATGTTGGTTATTTAATGAGTTTTTCAGCCTCAGCGGCCTTTCGCTGCTTCTCGCGCGCCTCCTTGATGATGTCCTCCTTCGAGAGGCTGGCCGGTGATTTAGATGTTGGGACATAGTTCTGTCTTGAAGGCGGTACTTCGCGGCTACCTCGAAGACGGCGTAACTCCGCTTCCTGCTCATCGATTACCCTGCGTGCTTCTTCCAGCATGTCTTCCAGCTCCCGCACGCGCTCCTCCATGTCTCCCACGCCAGGCTGATTAGGCGATTCTATCGCCGTTACTACATTGTCTTCGATGTTGACTTTGCGGCCATCAGCAAGTACGAACTCGCCTTCGGTGTCGCCTTTTGCCACTTTTACACGGTCGCCAACGCTGAGGCTGTCGTCGGACGAGGATGTTGAAAACACGATATTCCCCTCCACGTCTTTGTAATCGTAGTTGAAAATTTCGTGTTTTTTGAAGTAATTAGCCATTCGTTCCATGAACGAAACATAGGCCGAAGATTTTGTTTCTGCCATAATGCAATTATATAGTTGATTGGTTGTGTATTGGTTTATTCTGTCTATAAATCCCATTTCGAGAAGGGAGTTCGCATCATGTACTTTTTCCTGCTGGATAACATTGCGTAAAAATTTCCTATCTGCTCCGGTGCGTTCTGTGTAAATATCAAGTATTGCTTCTTGCTCCATCTCCAGTATATCGGACATATTCCGAGCTTCTTCAGTCGATATGCATCCGTACATTTCCGTATGAACTTGATGAATCAGCGCACGGACATTGCGGTTAGCTGACCTGTTGCCTTTCGGAGCCGCAAGTAAAATTACAGTTGCCATAGAATGACAGGCCCCACGAATATTTGCGTAAATGTTTCGCCCGCTCATTCGCAACATATCGTATATTTTGAATCCTTCCTCCGTGCTCCCGCCGTCGCTGTCTATATCCAACAGAATATCAGGGTCGGGATTTCCGGCCAATATCTCCGCCAGTTTCTCGGCGGAAAATGTGTTGTCGCCAAACCAGCTATTTTCGGGAGCAATACATCCTATGACTTCTATATGTATCATATATACAAAGATACGTATTTTTAGTTTTATATAAGAAAAAAACTATAATAATTTGTTTGATTGTATTTTCATATAGTTTGCTTCCTGTCTTTTAATGTCCTGGATAGTTGCTACTATTTTCACAGAATTAAGAGCTTTAGCAATAGCTTGTTCGATGTTAGGATTGATATCCATTCCTGCGTGTCTCATAACATATCCGCCATCGTATCCGGCGGAGGCAAATGGAATACCTCCGCCCGCTTCATTGATGGCAGACAGTAGGGGGAGGAATCTGGCCGTCGAACGCCTGTTGATAATTACCTCGCCGGCCTCAGCTTCGATAACTTCTCCGCCCTGTGCATGGGTGCGTCCATGAATGTAACGGCCCCGGGAGGCGGTAGGAAGCGGGGCAGACAATACGGCAGCCATTTGCAGTGCGCTTGCCGCCGATATGAGCCCGGTAAGTATCCCGGCCACTATGGGATTTGCCTGCGCCTGTGTCCACGCCTGCACGATTGCCTGTGCAGTGCTTACCGTAATTGAAAATACGGATGCAGCCCGTTCGGCTTTCGCCTCTCTGATACGGGCTTCGGCTATTGCATCCTCCCGCTCTTTTTGCAGCCGCATACTTTCCGCGTTATATTCGGCTTCCGTATAGGCCCCGCGTGCGTACATGTCGGCCAAATTCTGTTCTGCCTTATCATACGTGTCGTTGATAGATGCCACTTGCTGTTCTACCTGCGAAGAAATTAGGTCGGTAATACCATTGAAAACTTCATTTATTTGGTCGGCAATGGAGAATATATCGTCCCGAAGTTTAGTTTGAAATTCTTCCTCGTTCTGAGCCATTGCCGCCCGTATTTCCTCCACTTTCTCCGCATTGTTTTTATAGAGTTCCAATTCCTGGAGCAACCGTTCTTTCGTCGTCCGATATCGGGTTACGTAATTGCTGTTGTCGATTTCATATCCCTCCAGCCATGCAGCACGCTCGATAGCCAATACTTGATTAGCTATTTCCCGCTGCAACGAAACGGTATCTTCTCCGAGCTGTTGACGGAGGCGTAATTCTTCCTGCATGCCCTGTAGTTCCAGTTGCAGACGCTCGATGCTACCCTCCTTCATCTCTTCTGCCTCCTGCGATACTATTGCCTGCAAAGTTTTCAGCCGTTCCTTAAGGATTTCATTTTGCTTTTTGGCGATTTTCTCGTCTACTTCTATCGTCTCCTCCCCGTTCTTCTCCAGCATCTCCTTCTCTGCCTCAAAAGCCTCCAATTCGATTTTCAGACGTTCCGCGGTATTGTTCCCGGCTTCCAGAATGCGCCGGCGGTAAAGAATACTCAGTGCTTCGAATTCTTGCCTGTCATATTTCTTATTGACTTCGGAAATATCTTTTGCAAGGTTTTCGGCTAACTTGTCGCGATATACCAATAAATTTGCCAACACCTCCTCGTAGGCTGTTTTTGCGGCTGCAGCCTCCTCCTGGGACAGGTTGCCAAAATCTATTTTTTCATATTCGGCAACCGTATCCTCTAACGTCTTGAGAGTTTCCGCATATTCGCGCATTAGCTGCCGTATCTCGCCCTGTCTGCTCCCTTCATTGAGAGTTTTAACCATTTCCTGTTGGATTTTTACGATATTTCCTGCGAATTTGGAAGCCTGCTGGTCTACGGTCTTGCCCGCGTCTTCTGCATCTTCTGCAAAGCCCACAGCGAGTTCCGAGGATTTTTCGGCGGCCGTGGCTGTAAGTTCGTTTATGAACGTCAGATAATTTTCGGCCCTTGAGAAAGCCTTGTCAGCTTTGTAGTTCAGCCTTTCTGCGCGGTCAGCTGTCAAATCGAAATTACGGCCTATATTATTCCCTAAGAATACAAATGATTGACCGAGCAAAGTATTGGCGTTAGCCCAATTCTGTATTCGTTTCTCCTCCCGTTCGCTATTTTCTTGTGCCAGTTGCCATGCCCTTGCCTGATATTCTATAGCCTCTGTTATCTGCTCTTCATACAATTTCAGTGATGCAGCAGCCTGCGCACGTGCGACCATTGCATCTATGACTTTTTGCGTAGATGCAGGAGAACCGAATGCGGTCTCTGCATCGTTTACGTCGTTTATGGCAAGTCCCGTATCTGCTATCTCGTCCTTGTATTTTTGTATGAATCCCGCTTTTGCTTCTGCATCATCGCCCAATCTCGCCCATGCATCGGCGAGTAAATTGATATTCGCAATCTGTTTGCCGAGCCCGCTGAAATCCATTGCTTCATTTAATGCTTTCATGGAGGCCGCCGTGCTGTCCGCCGCATGTTTCCCTTCGAGCAGTTCGCCTATCCACTTTACCAGCTCGCCTCCGTATTGCGCAAGGAGAGTAACGCCCACTGCTAACAATGTCTGCATGGACAGAAATGATGACAACACCGTTTTTATCACAGACGGTGCGGCCTTACCTTCCTTTCGCAGGGCTGCAGCCTCCATACGCACTTTCTGTATCTCGTCAAAAAACATCGGTAGGTTGTTCGAGATGGCGAGGAAAAACTGATTAGCGCTAACAGTGAGGGATGGTAATTCGCGTACTAGTTGTTGTGCCTGAATATTCAATCCATTATATGCACTGCCGTAGTTACCGACGTTGCGGCGAAAATTGCCCAGCGCCTGTTCCTGCTTGCTGAGTTCCGCAGTCAGTCCTGCGATGCGGTCACGCAGTTCGGTTCCCTCCGCCGCTTCTCTTTCCGCCTTGCCCAAACCGTCGTATTCCTGTGTAAGTAATGACACTTGCAAACGCATGGCTTTAAGCGCATCTGCCTGTTGCCCCTCTAATTTCATAGAGTTGACAGCAAATTTACTGTATGAGTTGTATTGGGCAGTAAGTACTTTCAATTGGGCGGCCTTTTGCTGATACGCGATAGTGCCTTTCCCATTTTGCGCCGCCTCCTGCTTCATGGCTTCTTTAACTCCTTCTATTTTCTGCTGCAGCTCTGCCGCCGTAGCGATTGCCTCGGTCGCATTCAGTTTAATGTTATATACGGTTTCTCTTGTTTCGGTAGCCATGTTATTGTATTTTAATCATTTCACAGGTAACAATCTCTCCGGAGTAATTCTCGACTTTCAGCAGATAGAAGTATGCGCTAAACTGTTCTAACCAAACAGGCTTCATAAAATCTATCATGTATATATCGAGCAGCGACAAATCGAAAGAAGCCCGTAAAACAGTTGGATAAGCAATTGCATTTGTTAAAGCATCAAAGTTCTGTTTGATGTTTTTTGTGTAAAAATTGCCTGTATATACATCCCTGGCAGCAGATACAGTACCTTGCTGAATTGTTTTGCTAAACGGCAATAATGCTTGTAATAGATAGGGTGTATCGCTTCCTTTCCATGTTCTGGATATGCCGCTATCCTGCTGTGAAACCTCATATAGTGGAAGATTGACGACTTGGCCGTAAGTATCAAATGTTAGATTTTTCGCGCTGGCAAACGGTATTTCCATATACTCCTCCGGCCCCTGTTCTAAGGATGCAGAATACATTCTGAATGTCCAGCCGGTTTGGTAATCATTTTCTTCCTTAAAATTGATTTCGTTGATTTTGGCGAAATTGTCGGGCTGATAGCTAAATTCGAGTTCATCGTCCTGTAATAGTTTGTCCGACCAGTCCATTACATTACCTGCATTCTTGTTGTCAATGACGGTTTGGAAAGTTTCAAAGGTTACGGTCTTGGTGCGATAATCGAATACGGGGAAAAGGGCAAAAGTCTGTATTACAGCACGCACAAAATCGCCCTGCGTGTCGAAGTTCATGCAATCGAACAGATTTGCGCTTGCGCCTATTGTGATGCTGCCGTAATCAGTTTCGCTGTCGGGATTTGATGTAAACTTAACAGATAGGTCTATATCTATAGGCATTGGTATTAGAGACGTATTGGTACTGTCAAAACGCTCATAGGATTGGAATGTGAAACTAAAACGTAACTGCTCCCCCGCATTGATTGTAAATGGATTTTCTGTATATAGTAAGTGTGTTTGGCCGGCGGCTATATCTGGAAGCCAATAATTATTATTAATATCATCATACTGATAGCCTTTTAATGGCTTTGATACAATAACATTACCAGAGTTGTCCGTAATATCTGCAACAACCTGCAAGGCTGTTATCGTACTGTCTGGCGTGTATGGATAATTGATAGGAGCGCCAGGTTTTACAGATACTACAACGTCGCATTTCTGCGTATCAAGAGCGAAATATGTTGGTTTGTAATGTAATCGTATTTCATCCGAAGTGCCGCTATACCCACTCCTGCCTGAAGAATCAGGTTCTAAAGATATTGGTACTTTAACAAAATTTCGGCGCTGAATCACTATACTAGCCTGCACTCCTCCTGTCATTTCGTATGTAAAATTTCCAGACTGTTTTAAACTAACACATGGAATGATGTGTTTATCCAACCCAGAGGAATTGTCGTACTCAGTATTCCATCCATGATACTTCATAATAGCGCTGAGTACGGATGGAACACTGAGAGCCGGAAAGACATTCCATACATCTACTGCCTGGCTGAGCGTGTCGGCATTGCTGACAGCTTCAGGTTCGATATCGTTTTGTGATAGCAGGTACAGACCGTTTACCGTGCCATATTCTCCAGTCGCCTGGCTAAACATTCGGATTTGTGTGATATCTACAGCTCTGTTTAATTTTATTGCCGACATAGGCGTATCATCCATAGATACGAACAAGTCTTTGTTTGCACCTATGATTTGGCAGTTTATCTCCCCGCCGGACATGGAATCGACGTACAGCAGCATATCCTCCTCGGTGAATTTCTGCCCGTCGCAAAGGAGCAGGCAGGGCCACGCGTGCGTCGATATATCCCCGTATCGTCCGTTAATGCCGTTGAAATACTGCATAGCCCGAATGTTCGTTTCCGTAACAGGCAATGTTAGTGCCTGGGAAAACGTGACGTTTCGAGCACTCGGTTCGGATACGTCGAACGCCTGCAGTGTGATGTACGGATTTTCATCGCCCAAATCGAGCGATATCCATTCTCCCCCCTCTGTATGTCGTATTTTTACTTCCCATTTCATAGCTGCTGTAATTTGATTGGCGGTAGCGTAAATGTGTATTCTATATCCCCAAGTCCTGAGCGGCTATTCCATGTTACGGAAATCGAATCTTCGAATACGACCGTCTGCCATTTGCCGATGCTTTCGTCGTACCATTCAACGAGAGGGGAGCGGGGTATGAATTTCAAGCACTCAAATTCTTCGCGTGTTAACAATCCGTCGCCTACCGTTATACGCTTGCGACCTATGGCACTTGCGCGATGCCATATGCGGTATTGGTCGGAAGGATAGGGTAGTATATTTATGATATCTTCAATCTCCTGTTCGTCCGATGGATATGACTTGAACATCCAGAAATCGTATCCTCCTTTTTCATTTATCCATCTTATATAAAAAGGGTTATCTGGAATACATCCTAATCGGCAATGATATTTTGGTGTAAAATATTGGAATGAAATATACGAGTTTCTAAGTTCCCAACTTTCAGTATCTGTTAAATCTACCATACTTACCCCTACAGGAATCTGCTGAGCTTTATATGCACTATTAAACGTTTTCCCATATAGATATGGACCTATAGAAAACGTATTTGTATTTATAACCATGTCGAGCGGATATCCTTCATACCATACCCAACATGCAGGAGACATAAGCATTGCTGCATTTTCTGTTTGCATATCGCTAATATGTCCATACTGAGATATGTGGCGCATGAATAATCTTCTTGCATTTTCTTGTGCTGTATCTTCCCCAGGAATGTTGTTAACAGTGTAATTCCCGTATAAATTGTTGTCAGAATATCCGGAACGTATGTTGAAAAACGATGATTTAAATATCCATCCTAAATCATATTTTATCTTGCCGTCCTTGTCCGGTTCTGAAGATAAAAGCACATTCTGAGTATTTGCATTGGGCCGTTCAACATTCACCGTAATCATCGGCAAGGTCGTGTCTGTAGGCGATAATGAATTGAGCAAATCAGCAGGCGATGGAAGATACGGCAAATAATCATTTCCGGTATTTATCATTATTTTGCCAGCCGTGACCGACATTAACAGGAATCCGTTTGGTGAGGCGCCGGGACTTTCCGGCGTTTTGTAATCTACTAAAAAAGAATTGTCGTATGGAATAAGAATTGCTTGACTCGAACCGTCTGACACAGATGAGCGCATTGTCGTTTCACCGGAATAGAACCATGGCTGAAAATCTCCCGTATAACCGTATCTATAAATACTTCTTACCTCAAATCGGGATGTTAGTGCATAAGGAATTATCGTATCGAGCATTTTACCATCGTAATACATGTTTCTCTGCACATAGGTTATGTTCCAAATCGTATTCAAAGTACGCACATAATAAATATGACCGCCCATGTATAAACTACCGTCAGCGGAGCCACCTAACCATATATTTTTAATATTACTATAAACATTATAACTAACATCCCCATTATAAATAGTGGTTCCGTTAAAATCGATACGCATAATTCCAGTGCCTCCTGATGTAACGGCGGTTGTGTCTGTCCAAATAACAATATGATTTAGTGTTTTTAAAACAACGTCAATAGTAGTAGATGAATCTTGGAGTCGTACTAATTTGCCATTTTTAAAACCTATTACGTCAACTGCTTGCGACAGTTTGTCTTCATAAATTACTAAAGGATGTACTAAATCATCATTTGCAATATTGTCTATATTAAACACTAATTCTATTCCCAACGAATTACTATTGCGCATAATTTGTGATACTTCAACGTACCCTAAAGGTCTGTTTGTGCAGTCAAAAGATTGAGGAACACCAATACAATGTCTGAAATTAAACCATGCAGTTAGTCCAGGGCCTGTCCATGCTTCGGTTACATCTTTAAATGGATTTTGAACAATAAATTGTGTACATAAAGCAGCTTGCATGTCCGGATATCCCACGGTAGATAATTGATTAGCATTGATATATGCTCGCTCTATATAATCGACAAAGTTGCGAGATGGCGTTGTGTTTAAAGTCCATAATGCATCACCGAATGTTTGGTCTATTATCAATTCCACGCGTCCCCCCGCAAAATTGTTATTTGTGGTGCTCGTTTTAATACTTAATTTATTGATACCAAGACTGTAATATTTCCCTATTGTAAACGGTATTATGGCGCTCACTCCACCTGTTGATATTCTGGTAAGTCCGGACGTTTCTATTCTTGAAAATAATGTCGGTAATTGACGTTGGCCGGCCGGTATAGCCGAGCTACCCACAGGCATTTCAACATCTGCATTGGATGTTTTTAACGGTAGAATATTAACTCCTTCTGTATCATTTTGATGTGCTTGCGCCCACTTATACAGTCCTTTGTCAGTTTGCAATACGAGTTCCGTCTCCTCGTACGCTGAACATATTGGTTTCGGTTTTTTCAGACAGTATGCCATAATCTATAATATATATCCGTGTTGTGATGATGCAGGGACGGACAGTGCTTCATTGATAAGTATTTGCATCGCTTGCTCTAATGCCGTTTCAAGCCACGCCTCAAAATTTTTTACGGGCGTGTCGACCAAATCCACGTATAGATGATTTCTGTATAATTCCGACCCTTCGCGGCGTATTTTCCATGCTACCGCATTGGCAAAACGTCTGGCATCTCGCGCATCTATAAAATAAAGACCTTTGGCGGCTGCCCATTCTTCGATAATGTCGGTAAAGTTGGCCGGGACGCGTCCGGGCCCCCGCCCCGTGATGAGAGTATGGAAATATCCGGGAGCCTTTATCGCTCCCTCGATAATATCCCCAGTGCGCTCTACCGTTGCCGTCGTTTCTGAATACGTCCGTCCACTTGCCTGCTGTCCGGCACGGCGAGAAGCCTCTATTATGTCATCCCTCAGCATTTCCAAGTGCTGAAGAAGCTCGCTGTCGAATCTTGTTGTCATCGTCTTTTCGCTTTTCGTGCACGGGCAGCTTTTTCTTCGCGATTCTTATGCAGCCGCTCGTGAAATATCGCCCGCTGCATATCGGTATAAAGTATATTGAATACTTTCGCGTATTTCCATGACAGTATCGTGTCTGGGTCCGTCGCGAACTCTTTTGCGAGAGATGTGATTACTCCCATGTAACTGATTTTCCGCTGCATGTCGAGTATACCTGCAGCTTTCTCTTCCGTGGTAGGGGCTTTATAAAGCTCTTTATTTTCACGATTAATCCAGTATGCCAAACCGTCTATAACTTCCGGCCACCAAGCAATGCTTTCACGGATATTCAAGAACGACCATTTTGGCACAAGGCATTGCATGCACGCTTCCATTTTGGCGAACTCAGACAGTTTCGCGTTCTGCAAAATGCGTCCGAGTTCTATACGTTGTCCGTATGTAAACTGTCCCCCTCGGATATCTACTTTACGCATAATCTTCGGCACACAGCCCCTCCTCCCACTGAAATTCTACATAAATGCTTATTTCGTTCGCGTCGAACCGCGGTTCCGCCCTGTAGTTAATACGCAGATTTGCGAACGAATCGGGAAATCGTGCGGCCATGTCCGATTTTTTCAGCGCCTGCAGAAATGGCCGGACGAGCCGCCGCTCTATCGTGTCCTGCACAGCAAGACGCGTACGGGTAGTCATATCGTTATCGGAAAATTCCGTACTTCCTTTTTCATACGTGCTGTGCATCTCAACAAAACCGCAGAAATATACACGCACTGTAGTTTGCTGATGAGGAATACGGCCTCGCGGCAATATATAGTTAGAGTAGACAGGCGGTTCGACATATATAAAGAAATTTGCGTGCCCATCGTCATTCGTTCGCGGTACGGTATCGATTTTAACCGCAATCAAATCGGCACTGTCGCACTCGAAATACACATCTCCGCCTCCGACGTTGCACGTTTTGGCAAAATCGCCGATAAATGATATTATGCTTCCAATCATCTTTTTTTAGGTATTTGCAGCGGCGAGAAACGAGCCCCCTCCGCTTTGTCGTGTATGTCGAAAAACTGCCGCATAATTAATGTGTCTAAAAAATCCGGCGAATGCCCCAATGCCTGTTTCATTTCCTCTTTTTTTATGAGAGCGCGCTTATTGTCGGTGTTCACGTCAGCCGCTTTCAGCTGCATAAGCTCCGTGCGTATGCGTTCGGCATACTCGGGCGGGCAATCTATGCGTATCTGACGTTTATTTATTTTTTCGGCCAATCTATATGCACATTCGGCCTTGAGCGAAGCGTATGTGTCATGTATTGCTTTTGAACCACCGCGAAACTCCTTTATGCCGCGCATATAGCTCTCAAGAAAAAATCCCAGACCGTCCGCGTCAGCCACTATGTGCGACCTGGGCACGTTATTTTCTGTCGCAATTCTCTGTATAGCTGTTTCAATATCTTTTCCGCCCGTCTTATTTTTCACGAACGGAAAGCGGCAGACGTCGCCATGCCACAGAGCTATTACGCACGTATCGCGTCCGCCTCCGGCCAAGTCTGCCGATATATATGGGTCACCCTCGTTCACGAAATCGTTTGTAAATGCGTCGCATACGGCGTCATAATCTACCAGTAATCTCGCGTCTGTATCAAACTCCCAACGTCCGTACAGCAGACGCTCTCGTTCTGCGGGGGTAAGAGCTTGTCGCAGATTTTCGATGTATTCCTGCGTAGCCGTCTTATTGTCTGAAATAAACGCTTGGATGAAACGGATGTGCGACGGTAATGTCCCGTCGCGGTAGGGCTTGTAATAATCGTTGTACAAATAGTTATTCGACGGATTGCATGTTTGTAACAATTTTATTGACAGGTCGTAACGTTCGTTATTTTTGCGTCCCAAAGTAGCCATAAGGTTGGACTTGGCCGCCCTGCAAAATTCTCCAGCCTCTTCAATCCATCCGCGCGTCATCTGCATCGAGCCGAACCGCATGTACAGCGGGTCGGAAGGCCTATAACTTGCTTCAATCAAATACACGCGAGAACCATTATACAGCTCGAAATAGTGATATGCCCCGTTGTACGTCACATACTGCGAAGAATCGACCCCCCATGCATTCAGAACTTCATGAATAGACGGAACTGTAAAACGCACGAGGTCGGTGAGATTTTGCCGCGCAATAAAATAGTACGTTTCAGGATACGTGAGCGCATCTCCAAATATCAAAGAACATCCGAGATATGATTTTCCGCCCATTTTAGCGCCTCCGTAAAGTATTTCCGTTACGGAGTTGTCGCACCATAGCCGAGCGCATTCTTTCTGCTTGTCATTTCCGCGCGTGTCAAACGTCAGTTCCATATTTCCGTCTGTATCTCGCTTCAAGACGTCTCCAGCGCTTGAATAAGTGAGCCTCCCATCCACCGACGATACGGCGATATATTATCGGAGCGATAATACCGCACACGGCCCCCAGACCGATTACGGCGAACGGTAATATTATCCAAAAAACTGTCATCATATCACTTTCATACCTGTTATCTGATTAATGTCTATGCGGCCGGCCAATTCGCTCGATTGCTTGTTCTTCCATTTTTCCGGGGCGAGATTTGTCAGAAGGAAAATACATGCGGCTACATTGGGGGCTTCGCGCATCGTCTTCTCGGTTATTTGTTTCACCACTCCGTTTCCCGTCTTTTGTGTAACAATTTGCGTCCATTCAAAACCCTCAGCGGCTGTGGCAAGAGAGCGCACTACTCGTCTTTCCAATCCGTCGCGGTATTCCTTTTTCGCTTTTTTTATAGCTTCAGAAAATTCAGATTTTTCCATCCAGTCAAAATACGTAGTCGCACTAATGTCGCACGACCTGCACATATCGGCGAGCGTTCCTCCGCCGTATTCAGACAGCCCGTTTTGGCGTACCCATGCGGCACATTCTTCTATTTTCTCCGGAGAATACTTTGCCATTGTTTTAACTTATTATTTACTACAAAAATACAAATAAAAACAATAATTATGAGCGAAAAAATGCAGCAGCAGGCATCTTTTTTTTTGAAAAAAAGATTTGCATTTTCAAAATTAATTACTACCTTTGTAGTGTAATTAAAAACCAAAACCAAGCCGCCGGGCTCAAAGCGAGAACAATATGAAAACTTTCAAAAACTTCTACGACAATCTTTCTGACCTTCGCGCAAAAAACAACGTTCGCGCAATTTTCAATCTGATTGACGGTACTCATCGGATAGAGTATCCGAGTCGTCGTACTGTTTGGGAATATTTTGACGATGCCCCTGGTATTTTTGAAATCGTTGCAAAATACGGCCAGGGATTCGTAACTGACATTTGCGACAAGGCTCTGCATCACAATATCCGCCTTTCCGAAAAACAGCGCTGGTGCGTCGCTTTCGCCATGATGAAGGTTACGGACGAGCAGATAGCCGAATACCGCGAATGGGAGCAGGCGGAACTGGCCGCCCTCGACGCAGAGATTGAGGCATCCGAACAGAATGAGGCTGAGCAGGCCGCAGAACCGGCCGAGGCGGAGGAGGTAACCGCCGAAGAATCTAAAAACGACAAAGAATTTGACAATCAAACAACAGACAACGATATGAAAGCATCAGACATTCGCTTAATCAACGATAATCAGGAAAGTGGTCGCGTGTTCTTTCACACGTACGACGGTAAGACAATCTGCCGCACGATGACGTCGCGTGAAGTACAGCAGGGACAAGTACTTCGCAGACGCGAAGGGGAGAAAGCATGCACGAACTATTTTGTCGATTTGTTCAATAATAAATATTCGGAACCTCAAAAAATAGAGTATAGAAGAATGAGCGAGGCCGACACACGTTTTTTCTGGCTGCATCATTGTCGTGAAATAAATCCGCTCCCCTTCGACGAAGAAGAAGAATATCAAAGGTTGTTGTCAGATTTGTAATATTATGCCGAAAAATTATCCAGCATTCATCATCGACCGCAGCCGCCGTTCTCCGGCGGCTCGGTTTACCGACGATTTCGTTGTCTGTACAGACAAGGAGGTCGGATTTATCGCCCGTGGCTATCTTTTGCCGAAAAGCCGCCGGGACGCACACATCGCAGCGTTGCAGGCAGAAGGCAAAACTTTCATCACGAAGACGTTCGAGGATTCGACGACGGTCGTGTTGGAGGTTGTCGAATATTTTCATACGCCTCTGACGCATCCGAATCGGGTGCCGCCGCTGTTGAAAAAAGCGCTAAGAGCATATATTTTCGGAGAAATGGAAGCGGTCGGCGGCGGTCGCGGCGATCTTCACGCCGAAATTTCCCTGCCGGATGTCGAATTTTCCGGTTATGATTCCCTCGACGGGCGTCGCCAGCTCGATGTGGCCCATACGCTCACGGCGTACTTTAGTCTGGGTCACTTCAACGCCGCACTTCTCACAGATCACACCACGGTGTTTCAGGCGCTTGTACTTACCGCACAGGCACTCGTAGTCTTTTACCGGCCCAAAGATACGGGCGCAGAAAAGGCCGTCACGCTCAGGCTTGAGCGTTCTGTAATTTATAGTTTCGGGTTTGGTTACTTCGCCGTAAGACCATTGTCTGATTTTTTCGGGAGAAGCAACGCCTATTTGTATAGAGTCGAAATTGTTAAGTTCAAACATTTAATTACCCTCGCTTACATTTTATCGTCGTCGTCAAGATCGCCTAAGTCGTCTAAATCGCCAAAGTCGTCGAACATTTCGTTACTGGAGAAATCTTCGTCGCCGTAA